CGTTAAAGCAAGCCATCAAGAACGAACTTGATAAGCTGACCATGTAACCCATCAAATCATTAACCAGCGGCCCACGACGGGCCGCAATGAGGTGAACCAATGCAGACCTTCTACCCAGTCTTTAGCGCCATTCTGTGCATGTTTTGCTTTCTCTGCTGCAAAGGGTGGGCGACGGCCCTGGATATCGGAGCCGGGAAAGACAAGCGCATGATCAGGATGGCTCGCACCTTCGACATCGCTGGCGACGTGTTCCGCTGGGCGTGCTGGCTGTTCATCGTCGCAGGCTTCCTTCGCACCATCGGATTGTTCTGATTGCTTACACTTTGTACCATTTGCCCGGTTGATCACCGAAGTGACTGACTGATAGGCTTTAATGAGACTCGCAGCGAGGTGGAAATAATGGGGATCGTAATGGGTGTGTGGTTGGCGCTGGTGACAGCTATCGCGATGATCGCAATTCACATGGCCGCAATGGACAGGGAGCGGCTCAAGGCCAATCCGGTCAGCCAGATAACCAAGCTGGTGCTCGCGGTCTTCCTCCTGATCGGCGTAGCGCACATCGCCACCAGGTACACAGCTTTCCTCCGCGTGCTATCCTGACCTGACAACTGCTATCATGGCCCCGTTAACACAACGGGGCTTTTTTATGTCTATCCAATCTGACGCCAGTCAATTCATTGACCTGACACTCACACCACCGCAGAACGACTTTCTGCAACTGTCGTGCAAACACCCGGCCTTCGTGGCGGGCTTCGGTACAGGCAAGAGTCAGACCATGGCCGTGTCGTCCGTGCTTGACGCATCAGAGGGTGGCGCAGATGCCACGATCGCCATCCTTGAGCCAACGTTCGACCTGTGCAAGCTGATCGCAGTGCCGCGTATCGAACAGATCCTCTCAGAGCTGGGCATTCGCTTTAAGACCGTCGGCAACAAGGAGATCTACACCTCCCACGGCGGGATCGGCGACTTTCTCTTTCGCTCCATGGACAACCCGACTCGCCTGGTCGGCTGGGAGGCGTTCCGCGTCCACTGCGATGAGATCGACACCCTCAAGAAAGAGGCCGCCAAAGGGGTATGGCGCGCAGCAATCGCCCGCTGCCGTCAGTCACCGAAGGAGTACGAGCCGTTCGACTTCCTTCCGTCAGACCGCCCGCTGAACAGGGTTAGCGCCTACTGCACGCCCGAGGGGTTCAACTTCCTGTATGGCCGCTGGGCGAAGGACAAGGAGCGCAGCCGAAAGGCCGGTTATCTCATGATCCAGGCCGCCACCTCATCCAACCCATTCCTGCCTGCCGACTACCTGGACGCCCTGCGCGCCAGCTACGACCCGCAGCGCTTCGAGGCCTACGCGAAGGGGCAGTTCGTCAACCTGAAATCGGGGACGGTCTATAAGAACTTTAAGCGCGATCTGAATGACACCGACGTGGAGATCATCCCGGGCGAGACGCTGATCGTCGGCCAGGACTTCAACGTTAACAAGATGGCGACCGTCGTCTACGTCGAGCGCTATGGCGAGGATGGCCTTGCCGAACTGCATGCAGTGGATGAGCGACACAACGGCATCGACACACCGGACGTCATCCGCTGGCTGGTCGAGAAGTACCAGAACTCGGGAAATGGCTACATCCACCCGATCGAGGTCTACCCGGATGCGTCCGGCGGCAACACCAGCAGCAAGAACGCCAGCATGTCAGACCTGTCGATGCTCATGAGCGCAGGGTTCGACGTCTACTGTGGTCAGGCTAACCCGGCAGTGAAGGACAGGGTGATCAGCGCGAACACCCTGTTCTGCAACGCCAGCGGCCGCCGTCGGCTATTCGTGAGCAGCAAGCGCTGCCCGCAATTCGTCGAGTGTCTGGAGCAGCAGATCTACGATGATAAGGGTAAGCCTGATAAGGAGGCCGGGAAGGATCACATGAACGACGCAGGCACCTACCCGGTGGTCTATAAGTTCCCTGTCGTGCATAATGGCACGATCTCAGCAAATAATATTGAATGGGTACGATGATATGACGATCACGACACTGCCGCAGGCGGGGACGGTATCCACCGAACACCCGCTTTACAAGCGGTTTAACCAGGAATACCGCACTATCGAGGACTGCGTTGCAGGACAGACGGTCATCAAGCGTGCCGGTGTTCTGTACCTGCCGAAGCCCGAAGCGTGGACAATGAAGCGTTACAACGCGTACAAGCGCCGCGCCCACTTCCTCAACGCCACCTATCGCACGCAGATGGGTATGGTCGGCATCGCGTTCGCCAAACCGGCCACCTACACCTTGCCGACTGCCATCAGCTACCTGTCGACCGACATCGACGGAGAAGGGCTGGACATGGATCAGCTCGTTCGAATGTGCGTAGCGCAGAACATCACCTTCGGGCGAGGTGGGCTGCTGGTTGATTATGACGCCCCGGAGGACGTCGGGCAGGTGACGACGCTGGTCAATAGTGGCCGCGCGACTATCCGCATGTTCGACCACCGGCAGATCATCAACTGGCGCAAGAGCGGCGGCAAATATTCGCTCATCGTGCTGCGCTACCTGGACGACGTCGACTACGACGGCTTTGAGCACTATCAGGTGGTTCGCTACCTTGAACTGCGACTGGTGGATGGCAAGGCATATTCCCGCCTGTGGACGGACGAACTACAGGGTGCCGCCGGGCTGCCTTCCTCGGTCATTCAGCAGAACGGGAACATGAACCAGGAGCAGCCTGAACTGCGCCCGATCATGGCCCGCGGAAAGCAGCTCGACTATCTGCCTTTCTGCTGGTTCGGCAGCGAGAAGAACGACAGCGACATTGACCCGGCTCCGCTATCCGACATCGCGAACACCAATATCGCCCACTACAACGCCGACGCCGACAACACCGACAGCTCGTTTATCTGCGGCCAGCCGACCTTCGTGATCGCCGGTGTACCGCAGAACTTTCAGAAGGACAATCCGAGCATAAAGGTCGGCGGTGACGAAGCGATCATTCTGCAATCCATGGGCACCGGCACGCCTACCGCCAGTATGGTTGTTGCACCACCGAACACCCCGGCCGCCGCGCTGCTGGAGAAGCGTGAGAAGCAGCTTGCCATGCTGGGCGCGAAGCTGGTTGAGCGCAACGGGGCAACGAAGACCGCCACCCAGGCTGGCGCGGATGAGAAAACCGACAACTCGATCCTCTCCCAGTGCGTCGGCAACGTCGAGGCCGCGTTTAACCAGGCAATGGAGATGGTGAAGGACTTCACCGGCACAGAAGGCGCGAACGTCCACATCAACAAGCGATACGAAGATATCGTGCTGAACCCGACCGAACTGACAGCCTACATGGCGGCGGTGCAGTCAGGGATGATGCGTATGATCGACTTCCTCGCGTGGCAGCAGCGTATCGGCCTGATCCCGAACGACGCAGATCTGGAAGACGTTGAACAGGAGCTGAAAGACGGTGCCGAAGAAACGCAGCTGATCTTCAACGCGGCTGCTCGCCAGACCCAGCAGGGGCTGGACAACCCGCAGGAAGATAAAGACCCGGAGGAAGACAAGCCGATCTCTAAGAAGAAGGCCAGCGCGCCGAAGAAGGGGGCTAAATGACATCCGTTAACTCGCGGATGGCGTCGGAGGCGGTAAGGCACCGCCTCTACCTCTACCGCTACAGCGAAGGCCAGGCGAAGAAGATGACCCAGCTACTGCGCCGAATGTCCGTGGACGTGGTCGGCAGCCTGCTGTACGCGCTGGACGACTCAAAGATCTCCGCCGACAACTACACGGTGAAGCGTCTTGAGGCCATCAAAGCAGCCATTAACCCGACGATCAACCGCATCTACAAAACCACCTACGGACAGCTCAAAGCCGACCTTGAGGCGCTGAGTAACGGCGAGCTGGCGTACCAGTACCGCACGTGGCGAACGCTCATCCCTAACCCGGTGCTGGACTTCGTGGGCGGGCTGGTGGAGATCCCGGAGACGCAGGTATGGGCAGCGGCGAACAGTCGCCCGTTCCAGGGCATGCTTCTTCGTGACATCCCGTCAGTGCTGGGTGAGGCCATGACCGACTCGATCGGTCTGGCGGTGCAGCAGGGTATCTTACAGGGCGAGACGTATGACCAGATCATTCGACGGGTCAAAGGCAGCGCAGCAGCGGCCTACAAAGACGGGGTGATCGGCACCAACGAGCGCCACCTTGCCACCGTCACCCGCAGCGCAGTGTCGCACGTCGCAGCTGAGGCGCGTGACAAGATCGGCGAGGCGAACGCACCGCTCATCAAGTCAGAACAGTGGCTATCGACGCTGGACAATAAGACGTCGAAGTTGTGCATCATCCGCGATCAGCTGCTGTACATGCGGGACAAGAAGCACACACCGATCGGCCATAGCGTTCCCTACGGCGCTGGCCCCGGGCGTCTGCACATGAACTGCCGCAGTACTTCGACCTTCGTGTTCAAGAGCTGGGAGGAATTGGGCGTTCCGGGCGTCAAGATCAAGGGCGCGTCGCGCGCCAGCATGAACGGACAGGTGCCGATTTACATGGACTATTCGAGCTGGGTGGAGCGCCAGCCTATGAGCACGTTAACGCAGGTGTTCGGCGTGGAGCGGGCGCAGCTCATCCGCGACGGCAAGATCTCGCCGCCTGACCTGTTCAACGACAAGGGGGAGTATTTAACACTCTCCCAGCTTCGCGATCTTGACCGTATCCCGGCAGAAGACTAACATCGTGCCGTTGACAACACAGGAGCTATCACATGTGGAAATACCTGATTAACAAAGAAGCGTTTGACGCCCTCACCCCTGAACAGCAGGCTGCATACAAGGCAGTCGGTGATTCTGGCAACTATGTGATGAACATCGAAGGCATGCCTGACGTGCAGGCCATGCAGCAGCAGATGGCCGATCTTCAAACCCGACTGGGCACCATCGACGCAGAGAAGGCCGCCGAAGCAGAGAAGGCACGTCAGGCAGCGCTTGACCTGGCGAAGAAGAACGGCGACTTTAAGACCATCGAAGAGGACTATAAGCGCCAGATCGCCGACCTGAACGGCAAGATCGAGGGCTTCGGCAAGCAGCGCCGCGACGACTTCCTGAACGCGCAGATCGATAAGCTGGCCGCAGAGCTGGGTGGCAAGGAGTATGCCGCACTGTTCAAACCGGCATTGCAGCAGCGCCTGTCTGTCGAGGGTGGTGAAGATGGCTCCGACTTCATCCCTCGCGTGCTGAAAGACGGCAAGCCGTCGGCGATGTCACTGAACGACCTGATCGGCGAGTTCCGGGCAGACCCGACTTACAAGCCGGTGTGTGTAGCGCCTGCATCCTCTGGCACAGGCCGCCATCAGGCACCGACCCCGACGCCTTCTGCTTCCGACAAGCTCCCGAGTTTTGAAGATGTGCGCGGTAAGCAGCTGAGCCGCGCAGAACAGATCGCGGCAAGCATCAGCGACGCAGAGTAAGTAAGCACAGGCCCGGCATTGCCGGGCTTTTTCTTGCTTGTCCAGTAGTTGCCGGTTATCATCCAGACGTTTAATCACTCAAAGGACATCGCGCGATGAGCTTTACTATCTTCCAACGAAAACTGATCGGTACGACCGTTCAGCTTCTGACTGAAAACCTGAACGTGTTCAACGCGGCTTCCGGTGGCACCATGCTTATCGGCAGCGGCGAGGTTATCAAGGAAACCATGGAGAAAATGACCATTGGGATCATTGACGGCCTGGTGCAGGATCGCAACGAACACGCCCCCGTTAACACTGTGGTTCAGCCGAAGGTGCTTTCCCGCATCCTGGGCGGTTCCATCAACTCCGCTGGCCGCCTTGGGCCGGTAGCCATCACCTCCGGCCAGCTGCGACTGATCGAGACTGACGTGAACCGCGCGGCAGCCGAGATCGCAACCCTCGCGTCGGAAGCCATGCTGAAACGCTACGTGACCGTGGCAATGGGTGCTGGCGTGGCTGCGATCGAAGCGTTCGGTCAGGGTATCTATACCCAAGACGCTTACATGACCAGCAAGGCCGGTGAACTGTATCCGACCGTCGAAGACTTCCCGCTGGCGGCGTCCATCTTCGGCGACCAGGCCGACCTGATTCGCACCTGGTTCATGTCCGGCACCCAGTGGGCGAAGTTCTCCGCCCGTGAAGCGGTCAAGTCCGCCAAGCTGGTATTTGAGCTGGGCAACATGAAGATCTTCACCGATGGCTTCGGTCGTTCGTTCGTGGTATCCGATGCGGCAAGCGCTGGCATCTCCGCGGCGACCTCCGGCGGCTCCGCGATCTACGCACCTGATCATGCGATTGTTGGTCTGGCCGCCAACGCCATCCAGGTAACGACCACCGGCCTCAAAATGGCTGCTGACCCGGCCAAGCTGGGCGGCGAGAACATTGAAAGCTGGTGGCAGGGTGAGTTTAACTACAGCATTGCTCTCAAAGGCATGCGTCCTACCATGGCGTTCCGCACCGCCACCGAAGGCAAGAAAACTCCGACCATGGCCGACCTGGTCAAGAAAGAGAACTGGGAAGCCGAGAAGGGCGAAACCGACCGCAAGCCGGTTGGCAACGACGCCGATCCGGTGGTGCCGACTCGCAACGTGCGCGAGACGCTGGGGATCATTATGAAGCTGACCCCAACTACCATCCCGGTAGCCGACGCTGGTGCGTAAGCGAAGAAGTGAATAATATGGGGGCCGATTGGCCCCCTTTTCATTGGAGCAAAATATGATCGGCAATCTGGACGACCTGAAAGCATTCGCTGCGGCCAACGGCTATACGGGCATGACCGACGAGGAACTGAGCACCGCGCTCCGCCAGGCTAACCTGTGGCTGTGGTCACTGTCATGGAAGGGCGAGCAGGCTGAACCCGGACAGGCGGACATTTGGCCGCGCACTATCTGCGACGACTACAACTGTCTCGACTACGACACCCCGCCGGAAGTCCTCCGCTTTACTTACACCATCGTGTGCGACGCCGTCGACTCTGGAACGGAGTTCAACACCGCATCGGCTGGCGCGTATAAGAAACGCACCCGGATCGAGGGCGCGATCGATGTCGAGTACAGCGAGCAGAGCCTATACAGCGCAGGCTTCGAGGCTCCCTACATGATGGGCATGATCGGGCACTGGCTGGAAGGCAACGGGCGCGGTTGTAACGTCAAGATGGAGCGCGGATAATGAACAAGCTATATCGTGAACTGCGGGCAGAGGCCCGCAAGCTGTTCAAAGAGTACGGCGCAGTCATCACCATCAGCACCCCGGGCGGCATCAGCCGCGACCCAGTCACCGGCGAGGAAGTGGTGACGCCACCGAGCGCGATCTGTAAGGTGCTGGGCGTGATCACCGGCGTCGACCTCAAGTTTTGGGGGCTGGCGACCATCCCGCCGGGCGAGCAGCAGATCGTCATGGCATGGACGGACACCACCGGGAAGGAGTGGGAGCCGAAGATGAATATGACCGTCTCAGGTGGCGGCCGCGCTTACTCCATCACCGAGATTAAGCCGGTTATCCCCGACGGTGGCTACGGCATCGTGTACAAACTGAGGATCAAGGGGCTGTAATGGCACGCAAGCGGAACGGCACAATCTTTGCCAACAATGTCGCTCAGTGGGCTGGTGGGGTCGTCGAGCGTCACGAAGAGATCGTGCAGCTGGCGGCGATGAAGGTCTTCGCAATGATCATCCAGCGCTCGCCCGTCGGCAACCCTGACCTGTGGAACCGCAACCAGCAGGCCGTCAAGGAGCGCAACCGCATGAGCGACCTACGAACGGCCATGCGCGAAAGCGACACCTTCGGCTACACGACCAAGCGCGGCACCCGCCGCCTCAAGCCGGGCGCGAACATCGTTGCAGCACCTGCGAAATTCTCTTCCCCTGTCGGGCCAGTCGGCCCGCGCATCCCCCGACTTCTCAAGAATGAGCAGGGCGTTAACCCGGTCGGGAAGGGCTACGTCGGCGGCCGGTTCCGGGCTAACTGGCAGGTGGGGATCGACTTTGTCCCTATTGAGTGGCTGGATGAACGGGACAAGTCAGGCACCCCGACCATCAACAAAATGGTGAACGCCGTCGAGCGATTCCGCGTCGGGATGGCTGAGCATATTTATTTCGTTAACAATTCGCCGTATGGCTACCCGCTGGAATATGAGGGGCACTCACGACAGGCTCCCGCCGGGATGGTCAGGATCTCATGTATCCAATTTGAGGAAGCATTCGCGGCAGCAACAGCAGAGGCACAAAAATTATGATCAGCACTTCACAGATTCAGGCGAAATTCGACCTAATCGCAATGCAGTGGGGGAACAACAACAATATCGCCCTCGTGTGGCGTAACAGCGCCGATAACGACATGAACGAGCAGGCGGTGAGTCAGCTGGTCGGCTTCCCGCAGCACATCCCGGCCCCGTCTATCTCCATGGGCTTCCAGCAGTCAGATATCGCGAAGCGCGGGATCTATCAGGTGATGCTGCGTGCTCCGCGCCTGTCCGGCACCCGGCAGATCTACGATGCAGCCGATGCGCTGGTGGAGGCGTTCAATGAAGCGATGTTCTATGACGGTAATTATGTTAGCATCGGCGACGACGATCAGCAGCTATACCTTACGGCACCGGCTGAAATCGGCGCTGACTATGAAGACGACGCCGGGCTGCATGTGGCTGTCACGATGAACTACCGTATCAATAACGTAAGAGGCTAACATGGCTACGAAACTCTCATACAACATCCCGAACGGCTCAACGCTGCAAATCGCTAAGACGATGGGTGCAAGCCTTGCCGTGTCGGGTATCTCCAACGCGAAAGAGGCAGTAGCCACCCTGTCGGCTGCTGATTCCAGTATCGCCGCTGGCGACTACGTCCAGCTGTTTACCAGCTGGGTCAATATGAATGGCCTGGTCTGCCGCGTGAAGTCCATCACCACCGACAAGGTGACACTGGAGAAGGTCGACACATCAGACATAAAAATCTACCCGGAAGGCGGCGGCGCTGGCACTCTGGTCAAGATTCAGGCGTGGATCGACCTGCCGTTGACCCCGACTATCTCCAACTCCGGTAACGAGCAGCAGACCACCACGTTCCAGGCTATCCAGCACGAGCGAGCGGTGAACATCAACACTTACAAGTCGGCGGCAACGCAGACCTTCACCATGGCGCACGACGCCAGCGCGCCAGTGCGTGAAGTGTTGAAGCAGCTGGATCGCTCGCAGGACGTGACGGCGTTCAAGTTCTACAACAAGCGCGCTAAGGAGACTCGCGTTTATGGCTGCCAGGTCTCCTTTAACGAGATCCCGGCATCCGAAGTGAACAACGTCGAAACGAACAGCCTTGTTCTGAGCCTGGTCAGTGAGATGGTGATCTATCCTGCCGCGTAAAGCGTGCTATCATCAGGGCGGCTTAGGCCGCCTTTTTCATATCTGGAGACAAGACAATGGCTGCAAAATTCAAGTTAGTACCCGCTGGCACGTTCAAACACACGATCGAAATCCCCATGGCGGGAACCGATGAGCTACAGAAGCTGCAATTTACGTTCAAGCGACTGAACACCGACCAGCTGAAAGAAGTGCAGAAGGACTTCGAAGCGCAAATGGCCGAACTCGAAGAGAAGTATAAAAACACTGCGCTTTCAGCCACCGAGCGCGACGTACTGCTGCGCCCCATGATGATCGACTACATCATGAAAGTGGCGGAAAACTGGGAGCTGACCGAGGAGTTCGCACCTGAAAACCTGACCGTTCTGCTGGTTAACTACCCGCGCGCGTTCGAAGCAATCAGCATCCAGTACCAGCGCGAGCTGTGGAGCATCCGCCAAAAGAGTTAACCGCCGCGATTGAGGGTTTATATTTCCCCGATCCACCGCAGCAGCTGGTCGACAACTTCGGGGGAACGCTGGAGGACTACCGTCCAGAAGTGGAGCTATCAGCAGATATTGTTGATAGCTTTTATTTTTACCAGCGTATTGATACCCAATGGCGCACGGGGCCGGGCGGTTTAATCGGCCTCGACTACACAGTGATCCCCATCGTGGCGAAGATCTACAACGTTGAGGTTAGCGCGGAGTTAATGGATGATATTGCCACAATGGAGGCAGCAGCCATTAAAACCATCATGGGGAACGTTAAGACATGAGCGACAACACTGAACGCCTAATCGTCGACGTCGACGCGAGTGGGGTCAATGCCGGGGCGAAGTCCCTGGAAGACCTCGTTACCGCAGCGACTGGCGCGGGGAAGGCCGCCGATGGGCTGGCGGATAAGTTCGATGAAACAGGCGCGGCGGCAAAGAAAGCAGCCGTTGGCGTCGATAGCTTTAACGACGAAGCAAAGCAGACCGAAGAGGCAGCTGGTGACGCTGCGGTTTCTTTGCACCGGCAGAACCAGGAGTTCCAGAAGTTACTGGATCGCATCAACCCTACTCGCGTAGGACTGCGGGAACTGGCTGAGCAGCAGGCAGCACTGGCGAAGGGGCAGGCTGGCGGATTTATATCCGCCAAAGAGGCCGAGCAATACAACCAGATGCTGAAAGCGCGCGAGGATCTGCTGAAAAGGAATGAATCAGCGCTCAAAGGGTACGGGTCGGCAGCCAAGGACACAAAAACCCTACAGGACGGCCTGACCATCAGCACAGGGCAGTACAATGCCGCGATGGGCATGCTACCGGCGCAGATGACTGACGTGTTCACGCAGTTAGCTGGCGGGCAGAACCCCTTCCTGATCCTGATCCAGCAGGGGGGACAGATTAAAGATAGCTTCGGCGGCGTCGATAACGTGCTGACGCTGCTAAAAGATACTGTCATTGATTCCGCGACGTCCCTTGGTGAGCTGAAATCAGCGTTCGCTGACGTTCGGGACATGTCTGACGCGGCCTTGTTGCGATTTGGCCGGGCTGTAACCGTCTTGGGCGCTGGCCTGCTGACAGTCGTCGCCGGGCTGGGATATGCGGCCTACACCAGCAGCGACCAGACCGACCGCCTCACCTCATCCCTCATACTCATGGGCGGTGCTGGGTTCACTTCGGCTAAGCAGCTTAACGAAGCGGCGGAAGCCATCGCGAATAAGACCGGTAGCAGCATCAGCGAAACCATTGACACACTGATCGAGCTAAACAACAAAGGCAACGCCACTGCCGAGCAGATGACCCGCATCGCCACCGCTACCCAGAAGATGTCCGACGCCGGTCTGGATGCTGGCGACAGCATGAAGCAGTTCGACTCGATCATCAAAGACCCGGTGAAAGGTCTGGCGAAGCTGAACGAGCAATATGGCTTCATTGATGAGAAGGAAATGAGGCGCTTAATCACCCTGCAAAAAACGAAGGGCGATCAGGCGGCAGTCACCGAGGCAATCAACATCTACGCTAACGCGATGGAGAAGCGCAGTGATGACGTCGTGGATGCAACGGACAACATCGGGCAGGCGTGGAACTCCCTTAAATCAGGGGCTTCCAACGTGTTCCGGGATATCGGGATCACGCTGCGGGCATGGGGAAATCAAGCCATCGACATCGTCAGCCTTGTGAAGCTGTCGTTTCAGGATTTGATCAATAACCTGGAGTCACTTGATTCTAAGTTCACCGTCGGCGTGTCTAACATGCTGAGCAAGATCCCCGGAGTGGACGGGAAAGGCGTCCTGTCGGCTATCGGGATCGACGTCGATGAGGTGGAGAAGCGCGGGAACGAGTCTATCGCTAAAGGCAAGAAGATCGCCGAAGAGTTCGCGAAGATTAAGAACAAGGTGACTGCGCCTAACGCGCAATACATCTATGAACAGGAAGTTCGCGAAGGTGGCGGCGTTGCCGGGTCTGGCGGAACAGACCAGAAGTCACGCAAAGCGGTTAGCGATCTGGCGAGTGAGGCAGCGAAGCACAACAAGGAGAAGGCCATCACCGTTTCACAGGGTGATCGCATCCTTGAGCAGTATCAGGCGCAGGAGCTGGCATTACGGGCGCAGATCAAGACGCTGAAAGACCGGAACGCCTTCGACGTCAACGCCTCCGAACAGATGAAGAACTATCAGCTGTTAGTCGCGAAGATCTCCATCCTTGAGGGTATCCGGGCCGACGCAAAAGGCCGGGCGCTAACCAAGGACGAACAGTCGCTTCTGGCGAGCAAAGAGGAAATCCTTGCAAAAGCCAAGACCGTCGGACTGCTGGGCGATCAGGTCAAGCAGCTTGAACGTCAGGCGCAGATCACCGATGAGCTGACCCGCAGCGGCAATGACCTGTCTGTTCAGGTGGCGGCCATTAACGCCTCATGGGGTCTATCAGCCGATGAGGCTGCGCGGCTGCTGGAGAACATGCAGCGAGCGGCGGCCCTCCGGGACAAAGGCGCGACTCAGGAGCAAATCGACGAGGACGCACGCCAGCGTGAAGCGCTGCGGCAGGCTACCGACGCGAAAACGCAGGACTGGGCAGGCGGCGCACGCTCCGCGATCGAAGCGTGGGGTAAGGATGCCACCAACACCTCAGCCAACGTACAGAAGGCCATCACTGGCGCAATGGATGCCGGGCTGGACTCGATCAACTCCTTCGTGATGACCGGTAAGGCGTCGTTCGCCGACTTTACCAAATCCATCCTTGGGATGATGGTTCAGATAATCAACAAATGGCTCATGTTCAAAGCCATCCAGGGGATCGGCGGCGCGATGGGCTTCGATATGTCCAGCATCGGATTCAATGCGAAGGGTGGCGTATACGACAGCCCGTCTCTGTCTGCGTACAGCAACCGCGTCTACACCACGCCGCAGCTGTTCACGTATGACAAGCCGAAGCCGTTTGCGAAGGGCGGGGTGTTCGCCGAAGCCGGGCCGGAAGCCATCATGCCACTGGCGAAGGATTCCAGCGGGCGTCTTGGTGTTCGTGCTCAGGGCGGCGCTGGTGGCGGCGTCTCCATCGGGTCGATGGAAGTGAATGTCGACCAGAACGGGCAGGCTACGGCCAACGTGTCAGAGTCTGGCAAGCTGGGCCGAGCCTACGGTGATGCAATGGCCGCAGCCATTCAGGACGGCATCGCCCGGGCAAGCTCCCCGGGTGGACAGATCTGGATGCTTATTAACGGTCACGCGTGATAACCTACAGCCTCCCACACAGGAGGCTTTTTTTATGGCTACATTAGACGCGTGGATCTGGCCGCTGGCGGCAGGTCAACAGGTATCAGTGAAAGACCGCAGCCGATCGAACAGCTTCGGCGACGGCTCGCAGCAAAGCGTTTTGGAAGGCATCAACCCGTTCATTATGGAGGTGCCCTGCTCGTGGACTGGCAATGCTAAGACCGGCAACCAGATCCTATCCTTCCTGAAAGCACACATCACCAACCCGTTCCAGATGGTTCCGCCGCATGGCGAACTGGGCCTTTACACCGTGAAATCAGGCACGATCAAATATGTCGCGCTGGGACGTACAACCATGAACATCACCTTCACAGCCGAGCAGGCCGTGGGCATCTACACAGGGGTGAAAGGATGAGCAACACCATTTTCGACGAAGCCACAAAGCTCGACCCGTCGGGCAAGATCATTCTCATGGAGATCGACGGAACCGAGTTCGGCGCGGGGATCATCCGGGGCCACTATTGCCAGCTCCCGCACACGAGCAAGGAGATCCTCGACAGCGCGAACAGCACGCTGACCCGCGATCAGCTGTTCAAGTGCTACGGCGATGGCGGACGCGGGGCGGTGACGAAGAACGAAGACCGTAACACCATCAACTTCAAATCGTCAGCAGCTGACGCGAACCTGCTGCTGCCTGCGTTCACCGGCGGCCTGACTGGTAGCAAATATCAGGTGGTTGAAGTCGTTGGCCGCTGGGTTACTCCCCCGCCCGCCTCGGATAACTATTATCAGATTTACTATAAGACGGCGGGCCATGATTTTTCTCCCGGCTACTATAAGGGCGGGTCGTTGGCGAGCGTAACCGAAGATCTCGGTGATGGATGGCTGAAATTCTCGTTCGACATGTCGAAGCTGAGCGCTGGCGGTTCAGACTGGGTAAACAGCCAGATTATCGGCATTCGCATTGACCTGTGGCAGCAGGCTGTCGGCGAGATCGAGATCAAGCGAATCAGCATCCTGAACAAGAACCCGCACGAGGTTGACGCGTCCAAGCTGGCACCGAAGTCAATCTGGTTCGACAACGTCGAATATGGCTATTGGCCGTTTATGGCTGAGGGTATCGAGTTCAGCAGCGAGCAGCAGGGGACGCCTACCCTTTCCATTGGCAACCAGTCGGGGGTCGTCAGCGCCTACCTGCGCGCTTATCAGCAGATGGTAGGGGCAAAGGTCAAGATCATCCAGACCTACGCGAGGTTCCTCGATCCGCGCAACTTCACCGATGGCAACGAGTTCGCCGACTCAATGCAGCAGTGGACGCAGCTTTACTACATCGATCGGCCAGACTATGAGAGCGAAGAGTATGTGCGGTTCGCGCTTTCGTCTCCGCTCGACCTACAGAACTTTCAGGTGCCAACGCGGCAGATCACGACGTTCTGTCAATGGCAGGCCCGCGGGCTTTACGGTAAAGGCCTTGACGCCGGGGAGGAAAACGGGTGCAGCTGGAACCGTGGCACGGCTAAAAAGTGGTACGACAAGCACGGGAACCAGGTGGACGACATCACGAAGGATGAGTGCGGTGGGTGCATTCAGGATTGCCGCCTACGCTTCGGCCAGCTGGTGAGTGACCCAAAAGCTGCCGTTCTGGACTACGGCGGTTTCATCTCTGTGCGCCTGATTGATTAAACGCACTGTATCGCGTTCTGCGGCGTTTTCTTGCGTAAGACGTCCGAACGTATGGCCTGACGGCGTTAAACGCACTGTATCGCGTTCTGCGGCGTTTTCTTGCGTAAGACGTCCGAACGTATGGCCTGACGGCGTTAAACGCACTGTATCGCGTTCTGCGGCGTTTTCTTGCGTAAGACGTCCGAACGTATGGCCTGACGGCGTTAAACGCACTGTATCGCGTTCTGCGGCGTTTTCTTGCGTAAGACGTCCGAACGTATGGCCTGACGGCGTTAAACGCGATAGCGTGCCGTTCAGGACCGCAGTTTTCGACTACCGAAGATAAGAATACATCCCATAGCCATATATAATAAAAACCCTCCCAAGGGAGTTTTATTTATATGGTCTTGGGTATGTCTTATATGTATTTATGATAATAAATATATATACCCATACCACCTAACACCTGAAATTCAGCATTGTAAATCAATGGTTTAAAATTTCAGGTGGTGCCAAGTGGAGGCAAAAATGATTGACGTAAATGACATCCCGGAACAGCAATTAACCTATATTAAACAACACCTTACAGAGTGCTCACCGCAAGAAGGCTGCGGGCTGCTGGTGAATTCAGGCGGAGGCCTCGAATACTGGCCTGTCATCAACTCAGCAGCCGACAAAATGAACAGTTTTCGCATTGCACCGCAGGACTTCGCTGAGGCTGAGGAAGCAGGCAATATCGTTGCCGTCATCCATTCACACCCTGGCGCTGACGGTCTGGCTTATCCGTCCATCCTCGATCGCCAGCTCATGCAGGAAACTTGCTTACCATGGTTCATCTACGCCCCGGACAAGGATGAGCTGGCGGTGTTCTTTGAGGAGCCGAAGGGGCTGCTGGGTCGTGACTTCGTGCTGGGCGCGACCGACTGCTACGGTCTGGTGATGGCGTGGCACCGTTCGCGAGGCATCCAGCTTCCAGACTTCCGCAAGCCGTACCCGTGGTGGGAGAAGGGTGAGGAGCTTTTCACGGATGAGAATTTTACAGCAGCGGGATTTATCAAGAAGGCCGAGGCAGAGCCTGGCGACATGGTTGTGTTCCGCATCGCGTCCAGCGTAAGCAATCACTGCGGGATCTACACCGGCGACGGGATGATTATGCACCACCTCATGAACCGCAAATCGACCATTGATAGGATGTATGGAACCTACCTGGAACCGCGCATTACTGGTATTCTCCGACATGAGTTACTACCGGAGAACACACCATGGGAAACCAGCTAAGCACCATCAGACTGTACGGCGAAATGGGGGCGCGCTTCGGGCGCGTCCATCACCTCGCGGTCGACTCCTGCGCCGAAGCAATCAGCGCCCTTTCCGCCATCCTCCCCGGATTTGATCAATACATGCGTGACAGCCAGTCGCGCGGCCTGACCTTCGCCCCGTTCATCGGAAAGCGGAACATCGGCTTCAATGAGATGTCGCAGCCAATCCCTGACGGCGAAGAGTTCCGCATTGCCCCGATCATTATCGGCAACAAGAAGGGCGGCCTGTTCCAGACCATCCTGGGCGCTGCGATGATTGTCGCGGGCGTCGTGGCGTCGTTCATCCCCGGCGGGCAGGCTGTCTCCCCTTACCTCGTTGCTGCTGGTATCTCCACGGCTGCTGGTGGGGTTATGCAGATGCTGTCCCCCCAGTCGACAGGCATGAAGATCCGGGAGGATGACGCCAACGCGCCGTCATACGCCTTCGGCCAGCCGGTCAACACGACAGCACAAGGTAACATCGTTGGCGTCTTGTATGGCGAGCGTGAGATCGGGGGTGCTATCATCAGCGCCGGAATTATCGCTAACGAGGTACGTTCTTAATGGAAATCAAAGGATACAAGGGCGGGAGTAGCAACGTGCATACCCCCGTTGAAGATCCAGACTCCCTGATCAGCAACGCAACGGTAAGGATGCTCCTGGCGTTGTCAGAGGGTGAAACCGTGCCGATTAGCGCGGAAGACCTGCCGAAGCGTGTCTATCTGGACGGTACGCCCGTTCAGAACGATGACGGGTCAGTTAACATTCCGGGCGTAACACTGGAATATCGCAACGGCACCCCGCAGCAGGAGCCGATCAACGGCTTCCCGGCGGTGGAAAGTGAAACACGAATCAATGTGGAGCTGAAAAAGTCTTCTGCATGGGTGCGTAACATCACCGACACCGAGATCGACGCCGTCCGCATCCGAATGAATTTCCGGCTGGTCATCCAGCAGAAGGACGGGGATCGCGTAGGCGGACGCATTGAGTACCGGATTGAATACCGCAAAGTCGGCGACAGCGCCTACACCGTGGCCTTCAATGGTGCTGTCGACGGCAAGCAGAAAGACAACTATGAACGCGATCACCGCATCGACCTGCCGAAGAGCAGCACTGGCTGGCAAATCCGCGTTACCCGCCTAACTGACGACAGCAAGTCTGATACCACTGTGCTCAACTCCGGGATCGTGGCTGTCACCGAGATCGTCGACGCCCGTGTTCGTTACCCGTGGACGTCCCTACTGTTCGTCAGCTTCGACGCCAAATCGTTCCAGAACATCCCGAAAATCAGCATCAAGATGGGCGGCCGTCTGGTGCTGGTTCCGTCCAACTATGACCCGGTTAACCACACCTATAGCGGGTCGTGGAACGGGACATTTAAACAGGCGTGGACGGATAACCCGGCGTGGATCGTCTACGACATCATTCTGCACAAGCGCTTCGGTATTGGCCGCCGTATCCCGTCCTCATTCCTGAACAAATGGACGATGTACAGCATCGCACAGCGCTGCGATGAGCTGGTGACGAACGCCGACGGCACGCAGAATCGCCGTTACACCTGTAACGTGTATATCCAGAAACGCGCGCATGCGTGGAGCGTCATTCGTGACCTGGCGTCGATCTTTAACGGAATGGTCAGCTACAGCAATATGCAATTGCAGTTCGCGCAGGATGCACCGGCAGAAGTCCGCCATGTTGTGACAAACGACGACGTCGTGAACGGGACGTTCGAGTATTCCTACGGCAGCATGGCTAACCGCCGCGGGATCGCGATGGTCACTTTTGACGACCCGAAGGCGCACTATAAGACGCAGACCACTGTGGCGCAGATCAAAGACCTCGTGGAGCGTTATGGCGTTGAGCCGCTGGAGGTGTCCGGCATCGGCTGCACGGACGAATACGAAGCGCAACGTCGTGGCCTGTGGGCGCTGCTGTCGAACACCAACGACATGCAGATCAGCTACCGCGTCGGCCTGAACGGCATCAAGTACCTGATCGGCGACGTCGTCGGCATCGCTAACCGCTACGTGCAGGGCGGCCAGTTCGGCGGGCGTGTTGCTGGCGTATCCGGCACCACCATCACCACCGACCGCATGATCTCCGACCATGTGGCAATCGGCGACAGAGTGATCGTTCGTCAAGCTGGATCGGATGGAACCTACAACCGCGTGATCAATGCAATCGCGGCTGACCGGATGTCCTTCACCGTCGACGGCACTAACCTTGATATTCAGAGCGGGGAAGTGTTCCTGCTGGATACTAAAGTGCTGGCACCGGAACTAATCCGCATCACCAAGATCACCTACAACGAGCAGGACAATAATTTCACCGTTACCGGTCTGCAATACAGCCACTCGAAGTATTTGCAGGTTGACACCGGCGCGCGAATTGAAGACCGCCCGACATCGCTGATCCCGACCGGGCAGGTACAGGCACCTGCTAACGTGGTGGCCGAAGGCTACAGTATCGTTAACCAGGGTATTCGCTCAGCTAACGTAAACTGTTCATGGTTCACCGTGGATCAGGCCGTCAGCTACGACATTCAGGTGCGCCGAACATCTCAGTCAAACGGCCAGTGGTCACAGGGGTGGACTAACCTTGCCAGCCAGTCAAGCACGTCCGTTGACCTGACAAACGTTCTTACCGGCACCTATCAGTTCCGCGTTCGTTCCGTATCCCGTGACGGCGGTTCGTCTCAGTGGGTCGAGTCGAATCAGGTGTTCGTTGACGGCAAGCGCGGCAGCATCCCGGCAGTAGCTGGCCTGAACGGCGTAGGCATCGTTAACGGCATTACCTGGCGCTGGGTGACTGGCACGGATGATCTGATCGATATGAAGTCGACAGAGCTACAGTTCCAGCGCATTGACGGCAATGGTGCTCCGGTTGGTGGGTGGATCGATCTCAGCGTCGTGACCTACCCGACTGGGACGTTCACACAGTCCGGCCTGAAATTTGCCGAACGCGTGCAGGTGCGTGCCCGCTTTGTGTCGTCATATAGCGATGCTGGCGAGTGGAGCGCCCCGGTCATGGCGATGACGTCCGACAACATGGACGACTATTACCAGAACATCGACGACGCGATCAAAGGCTCCGACACCTACGGCGAACTTACCAGCGGCATCAAAGACGTAAGCGACAGCGCACAGGCAGCGAAAGACGCCGCGCAGGCCGCGCAGGTTACTGCTGACGGAGCAGTGACAACCAACCAGCAGCAGCAGCAGCAGCTGAACAACCAGCTGGCAGAGATCCAGAAGAACGCGCAGGACATCACCAACACTGCTAACGCGGGGGCGGCAAACGCCAGTGCAATCGCTCAGGAGATCCTTGATCGCAAGGCTGGCGACATCGCGAACGCCAATAAGGCAGCTCAGGACGTGGCCGACGCTATCGCGAAGGCTGAGACGGATGACGCAGAAGTGGCAGCCCAGGCTGCGGCTAACCTGCTGGCGACAAAAAACGAAGTCGAAGCGCAGATCAGCACCACCAATACCACGATGCAGGACGGCTTCGACAGTCTGGCTCAGCAGATGGCATCCATTTCCGCTGGTACTGGCGAGCAGTTCGACAGCCTCGCTATCTGGTACTTCGACAACGGCCCAGAAGGGTGGGCTTCTGACGACGCCAACACCAATCTGCTCACCGTCGACCAAGATGGCTGGATTTACCCTGCTGGCGCAGCATCTACCATGCGCTCGCCTAACCCGCTGGCAATCGACGCGCGCAGCTATAAGTACATGCGCCTGCGCATGAAGCGAGTCGGGAACCCGTCATGGGCTGGCAAGCTGTATTGGATCGGTGTTGATGAGACTGGCTGGACAAGTACCCGCTCGCTTGCTATCCCGGCACCTGACTTTGACCCGACCACCGGGATCACTGTCCTGTCGCTCCCTGATCTCCTGTGGGCGACATCCGGCACCGTTCGCCGCCTGCGTCTGGACTTCTCAACCAACCAGGACGCCAATAACTACTACGCGATCGACTGGATGGCAGTCGGCCGACCGACCCCGGGCGCGTCTCAGGCGCAGATTCAGGATCTTCGCACCGCCATGACCGCGGCGGACTCCGCCGAAGCCGCAGCGCGTAACACGCTGGCCGTACAGCTCCGCGGGAACTATGAGGGAACCGACCCGTCAAAGCTGGTGACTGGCATCATCTTCAACGAGCGCCAGACCCGTGTCACCGCAGAGCAGGCGATCGCCAGCGACGTCAACACCCTGCGTACTGACTACAACGCGAACAAGGCGGTAGTGACCCAGCGCCTCGACACGCTGACCAGTGAGAATCAGGCGCAGGCGCAGGCACTCACCCAACTGCAAAGCGGTCTGACCGACGCGAACGGCAGGATCACGGCGAACGCCACCGCCATCACCCAGCTCAAGACTGATGTGACAAACATTGACGGGCGCGTGACGGCGAACAGCCAGCTTATCACCGGGCTTGAGAGCACGCTGAACGGCGACGCTATCGCACTGGCCGCTAACCCGAATAACCTCCTGACGAACACCGGCTTCGAGCGCAAAACGGCAGCGTGGACTGGCTTTAACGCCTATTCCGACATCTACGCGGCTCAGGTGCCCAAGTCTGGAACCATGATCCTGCGCGGGAAGGCTGGCGGCATTGCCTCCATCGGTCAGAACGTCGCGAACATCAAGCAGGGACGAACCTACCGCTATGGCGGCTGGGTCAAGCGCTCCTCTGATATGGCGATGAGTCCGAACACCACCGGGAACAACAAGTTCCGGTTAGGCAACGCTGACACTGGCACAAGCCTGCTGTCCGAACTCCTGTACAACGCAACGACGATCGGCACTAACTGGACGCTGTTTACCAAGGACTTCACGGCATCCAGCGATATGACGATTTACTATAGCGTCAACTGGACTCTGACCGCCGGGGAAATCTACTTCGACGACGTCTTCTTCATCGACGTGACCGAGGAGATCAGGAATAACGCCAACGCCACCGCTATCACCGGCCTTACTACCCGGGTAACGGCCGCTGAGGGCGCGATCACCACTAACAGCCAGGCAATCACCCGGCTGAAAGGTGACGTGAGCACCCTGCAGGGACAGATGGCGAATAAGGCTGAGGCGAGCGCATTGCAGCAGCTGGCGACTACTGTCACCCAGCAGGGGAACACCATTTCATCGCAGGGTCAGGCGATCACCGACTTGCAGAACACTGCGCAGAACGGTAAAGCGAAGTACTGGCTGACCAAGATCTTCGACATTAAGGTTAATACCGGCTACGTGCCGAAGTTAACAGATCTCGCAGGCGTGCCGCCGCTGGCCGTGTACGAGATGGCTGACGCTGCAAAGCTGGACTTCCTGCCTTACGGCGACTACAAAATCGCGTATGTGAAGGCGCTGGTGTATGTTGCGGCTGATAAGACCATTGCTATCTCGCCCGGTTCCCGCATCATGGACGGCACCGGACGGCTGTACATCAATGGAGCGGAAGCTGCTTCCTTCTCTGCCAGCACCAGCACCTACAGCATGGATCTCAAAAAGGGCTGGAACACGCTTGAGTTCGTTGTTGCGCAGTACGCCGGTCAGTTCTATATCAACTTTGGCCTCAAACTGTCCGACAACGTCGATCAGCTGTTCAGTGGTGCCGGTCAGCTGGCCGCTGCATCCGCCTCGCAGGTGCTCTCCTCTCAGGTTGAGCAGACCTCAGGGAAGGTTGACGCGAATAGTGCCGCGATCGTCACTCTGAACAACTCGGTGCGTGACATCAACACCGCGCTGAACAACAAAGCTGACGCGAGCGCGTTGCAGTCGCTGACCACCCGTGTCACCACCGCCGAAGGGAAGATCACTGCGCAGGGCAACGCCATTACCCAACTCACCAGCGACCTGTCGACAGCGAACGGGAAGATCTCCGCTAACTCAACGGCGATCAATAACCTGACGACCCGGGTCAGCGCAGCCGAAGGGAAGATTGACTCACAGGCTGAGTCCATCACCTCGATCAACTCATCGATCAATGGCGTACTGACCCAAGCGGCCAACCTTATCCCGAACCCGACGGTAGACCCGTCCTATCCGCAAATGGGCATGACTGTTGTTTCCACAACGTCAGAAGGCGTTCCGGCTGGATGCCCTTACCCGTGGGCGATTAAATGCCAGTACCGCGATCACGTCCCTAGTATGAACAACATCCCTTGTCGCGAAGGTCAGGTGTTTGAGTTCTCTGTACTGGCAGCGTGCGGCACCGGATCCGCACCATTCCAGCACTACATCGGGACGTCGACTCTGGTTTCTGGCAGCACCGGGTCGCCACTGGCGAACGGAGGCCAAATCTCAGCGGCTACCGGCGCGCAGTGGACGCGCACCACGTGGCGCTGGACAGTAAACGCTGCGCAGGGGGCTAAGGGTTACTTCCGCCCGTTCCTGCAAATCAACCAGTCCGGCCCGAACTTCGGGACAGTCTGGTATGCAACTGACTGGAGCGTTCGCGACGTCACCGCAGCGGCGAAAGCAGAAGGCAAGGCCGACGCCAACGCCACGGCGATCAGCCAGCTGACAACCCGCGTTACTTCTGCGGAAGGGTCTGTTACGTCTCAGGGTCAGGCCATTACCAAACTGACCAGCGATCTGAGCACGCTGACCGGCATCGTGAACAATAAGGCGGACGCTTCGGCGCTGAATGCGCTCACTACCCGCGTATCGACTGCCGAAGGCAAGATCGATTCACAGGGTCAGTCGATCACCCAGCTGAGCAATAGCCTGTCCGAAACTGACGCCTCAATCGACGCGCAGGGCAAGATCCCCGGGAACCTGCTGGCTAACTCATCGTTTGAGCGCGGCCCGGTTAACTTCACCGGCTGGAGCAGCCTTGCCACCATCATCAAGGCAACGCAGCCGCACTCTGGCACCAAGATTGCCAAGATGGCGGCAGGCGGAAGTGCTGGAATCAGCCAGGCCGTGGAGATCACGCAGGGGCGTCGCTACCGCTTCGGTGTGTTTGCCAAACAGGATGCCGGGACTGTCATCAACGACCAGAGCAATACTAAGTTCCGCATTGCTGACGACTCTGGCCTGCTGATGGGCACTAACTACGGCCCGTTTACTGGAACATGGCAGCATGTCTTCATGGACTGGACAGCCACGAAGACCACCACCGCGCAATTCCAGCTGACCACCGCGCTGAGCGCTGGGGCGATGTACTTCGACGACGTCTATGTGGTCGATATCACCAGCGACACCAAGATCCAGGCGAACGCTGACGCGATCACCACGCTGAACACGAAAGTGACCCAGCAGGGTAACGACATCACGTCGCAGGGCAGCGCGATAACCCAGCTGACAAACCGCGTGCGCACTGAGCAGTACAGCAACAGCAACCCGTGGGTAGATGGATCATTCGAGTCGTATGACAACCAGCAAGCCATCGGTGGATCTAATGCCCTGGTCACTACTGACTTCTCATTCAGTGGTCAGAAGTCGCTTATGTGTCGCCGCGCCAACGGTGAAACCGGAAACTCTGACAAGACTTTCGGGTATGAAACAGCCGTGCGCGAAAGCGCTGTTTATCGCTTCGAATGCTGGGCGATGATGCCGGAAGATGAGACGCCGCCGAACGGGTGGAACTGTGTTGTGGGCTTAATGGTTCGCAACACAGCCAACCAGAACGCATGGCCTAGCGCATTAGTCATCACAGAGGCAGGGCTTGCTGCTGGTGGCGGCCGCGGTCAGTGGGTCAAGTTCTCCGGTAAGCTCGGCTTAGACGGCGCAAAGAAAACACGAGGTCGCCTGTGGATCTCCTGCCGTGGCACATCCGGCGGCCCGGGATATCGCATCTATATCGACGATCTGGTGATCACCGACGTTACCGATGCTCACGCAGCACAGACCACCGCAGACGCTAACTCAAGCGCGATCAACAGCCTGACCAGCCGTGTGAGCGCCGCAGAAGGGCAGATCACATCTCAGGCAGACGCGATCACCAAGCTGAACGGTGACGTTAGCACCATCAACGGCACGCTGAGCCAGAAGGCGGATGCCAGCGCAGTCACCGCATTGCAAACTCGCGTAACCACCGCAGAAGGCAAGATTGAGAGCCAGGGTACGGCTATCACCCAGCTGAGCAATGGACTGGAAGCCTACCGCCGCACCGGTGAGAACCTGATCCAGAACTTCGACTTCCTGCAAGCGGGCACCGCGTACAGCGTGCAGCAGGACAGCGTCAGTACTGTGACCTTCGGCGCGTACGGCGACGGCAAAGCAGGCGTGCGCATGGTGCGAGCCAACGGCACATCTCCGGGCCTGTTCGCGAACAACAAAAAGCCGGTACCGCAGAACGGACAGCGCCGTTACCGCTACGTTGTGCGTGCGAAGGGTGTGAGCGGGGCAATGAACCTCCTCATACGTCGCTGGAACTTCAACGGCACCGTGGAAGGCTCTTACGCTGACAAGAACAACACGCTGACGACTGACTGGCAGACCATGACATGGGAGACAGATCTTACCCCGGCCACCGGCGTTGATGGGTCGGCTTTTGGTCTCTACTGCGATCCGTCAAACGCGGAGATCTGGATCGACTCCTTCAAGGTTTACGACATTACCGAAGAAGTGACGATCAAGGCTAACAGCGACGCGTTAAGCACGCTGACCAGCACCGTGACGCAGAACGGGAAAGATATTGCGGCGCAGGCGAACGCTCTCACGCAGCTGAAATCCAGCTTAACGAATGACGCGGTGGCACTGGCAACCAATCCCAACAACATGGTCGCAAACTCTGGATTTGAGCGTGGAACCGATAACTGGAGTGGCTTTAACGCTTACGCGGATATCTACGCGGCTCAATCGCCACGAACTGGCGCATATATTATGCGCGGGCTTCCTGGCGGGATCGTGGCCGTTTCTCAGGTCATCCTCGGAATCAAGAAAGGCCGCACCTACCGTTACGGCGGATACATGCGCCGCGATTCAAACACGACCATCGGAAACCAAGGCAATAACAAGTTCAGGATCGGCAATGCCGACACCGGAGCTGGCCCGATTCATCAGGTCGAATACTCGCAAAGTAACGTAGGGACAAGCTGGACTCTTATTACTGGCGATTGGGTGCCAGCAAGCGATCAAAACATCGCTTTCAGCATTAACGTGCGTTTGACTGCCGGTAACTTCTACTTTGACGACATTTTCTTTGTTGACGTCACCGACGAGATCAACAACGCAGCGAACGCGACGGCCATCACCAACTTAACAACTCGCGTCACGTCGGCGGAAGGCAAGATCACGTCTCAGGGTACGGCGATCACTCAGCTTACCTCCGACCTCAGCACCGCAAACGGGAAGATCACGGCGAACGCCAACGCCATCACCAGCTTGCAGTCGACAGTCACCCAGCAGGGCAACACCCTGACCACTCAGGGGCAGGCCATCACTAAGCTGAATAGCGACCTTTCCGATCTGTCCGGCGTGGTCGACACGAAGGCCAGCGCGTCAGCCGTATCTCAGCTAACCACCCGCGTTACCAACGCGGAAGGGAAGATCACCGCTAACTCCACGGCGCTGAATAGCATCACTTCCCGCGTTGACGATGCAGAGTCGGCGATTGACGGCCTGAACGAGACGACGGCAGCGAACGGGCTGGCGATGGCAAACGGCTTCCAGCAGCTGCGCGCGCAAATCGGCGACAACCAGGCGGCCATCACGCAGACGAACAAGGCAGTGGTGGATCTTGAGTCTGCAACGGCGCAGCAGATCGACACGATCAACGCGTCAATGGATGGCATGAGCGCTACCGTACAGCAGACCTCAACGGCGGTTGCGGATATCAACGGCAAGCTGTCGGCGCAGTGGGGCGTCAAAGTTCAGACTGACACCGGCGGCGGCAACCCGCGCATTGCTGGTATTCAGCTTGGTATCGACGCAAGCGGCTCATCTCAGTTCCTGGTCATGGCCGACACCTTCGCCGTGTACACCGGCGGGACGAACAAAACTTACCCGTTCGTGGTTCAGAACGGCGTGGCGTACATGCAGGAAGCGCTGATCCGCGACGGGTCGATCACCAACGCGAAGATCGGCAACGAGATCAAGTCGAACAACTTCGTTGATGGCTCGCAGGGCTGGCGCATCGGTAAAGATGGTAGCTCGCAGTTCAACAACGTTATCGTTCGCGGTCGTGTCGAGGCTAATAGCGGCTCATTCCATGGCACCATCGACGCGACCGACGGGATCTTTCGTGGCTCAGTCGAGGCTAACAGCTTCGTTGGTGATATTGCGGCAATGAGCACCTTCCCTTCCAAGGCTGGGTCGGCCTGGAAATCTCGCATCATGCACCATGACTCAAGTGCGAAGGGCGGCAAAAGCTATGCTATCTGTGGCCTCATCCGCTGGGATGCGGGCGACAAGAACGGCTCGGTTGTCGTGGAATGTTATGTGAATGGCGTTCGGGTATCGTCTCAGTCGTATAACGGCCGAGACACCGGGGAATCAACCCGCGTGCGATTGACTGCCGTCGGCGTTGCAACTAGCATCGGCACGAGAGACACCTTGGTTGAGATTGTCGTGAGTGGAACCGGCACCAGTACGCTGGAGGCTGGTTACTGCGTCATGTCTCGCGGCTCAGGCTCATGGGAAGCAGTAGCATAACTGGAGGAGGCCCCTGTGGGGGCCGATATTGAATGGCAAATATTAGCGATCAGCTCGCGGCTGATATTCACAACGCGTTTAACAAATACTACACAGACCTGGCGAACCAAGATCAAATCTTCTTCGGCGTCGGTGATGTGAAAATCACGAAGCAGGACGGCACCACCGCCACTGTGCGCTCATGGAACAAGGTCATTGGCTTAGTGGACACCGCCGCGCAGCGCGGGGCGGAGAACACCTTTACCGCTGTACAGACGTTCAGTGCCGGGATGAAGGTTAACGGCAACGTCAACTGCATGGCCGACAACGCGATGATCTACCTGGGCAATAACTCAGATCTTGCGCTGCTTAAAAAGAGCGGGCAGGGTGGCACCATCGCCGTCGGCAGCGGCACGCCGTTTAAGATCCAGCGCACGAACACCGCCACCGTCTCACCGGCTTCTACGGTCGAGGACATTCTTGTTATTGGCACAAACAAGCAGGTCACGCTGGCTGGGCCTCTAGCCGCCGGTGGCAATATTGACAATACGTCGAAGGGTAAAGTGTTGACGCAGGCGATTGAGCTCTCATTTAGCACGCCATACATCGACTTTCATTTTAACTACAGCACCGACGACTTCACCGGGCGGATTATGGCCACTGCCGCCGATCAAATTAGTGTGCAAGGTAGTCATTGGCGAGTTGACAGGGATCTTCGTGTTGGTGGCATGGCAGATATTGGAGGCTGGACGCAATGCCGCGACGACCTTTCGGCCAACAAAACAGACTTTGGATCCCCTGCTATTGGTTCGTTGGTTTCAGGCGGAAGGATTCGATCCAGAATGCTGGGACGCGGCGGTAACGGTGACACCTCCGGGGCGTGGGGCGGTTTCTATCTTGAAGAGTACGTGGGAACCGAACACAGGATTGTCATGTATATGGACGGCTTCGGGAGAACAGGCGCATGGCTCTTCCGGGCTGGCGGCACGATCTCCACACCAAAAGGCGACGTTCTCACTACTGGTTCAGACGTGCGCCTGAAAACAGACTTCACCCAAGCGCCTGAGAACGCCTCAGAGCGCATTGAACGCTTGGGGGTGTGTGAGTACCGGTTGAAGGGAGAAACGCGCGTGAGGCGTGGTTTTATCGCACAGCAGGCGGAGACAGTAGACGAGGTCTACACCTATCAGGACGTCGAGCAGGAGATCGACGGCGAGAGGTTCCGAGTGATGAACGTGGACTATGTGGCAATCATCGCTGACCTGGTGTCTTCGGTGCAGGAGCTTCGGAAGGAGTTGAGGGCGCTGAAAGGGGAATAAAAAAAAGGGGCCATCGGCCCATTTCTTTACAGCACGTGATAAAGCACGTTAATCACGAAGCCCAACACAAGGCCGATCGCTGCCGCCAGTAATGGCTGTTTCATTTTCTCAAACATGGTTATTCACCCTCCACTTTAACGAGTTCATGCCATTCGATGCCAAGTGGCTTCGCAAGGCGGATCATGGTTTCAATGGTCGGGAACTCACGGCCATTGTCATAAAGGCATACGCGGCACTGCGCAATGCCTGCTGCTTTCGCCAGACCACGCTGGGAAAACCCAGCGCGCTCGCGGTGCTCTTTCAAAATCAGTGTAATGGTCATCTTCTACCTCAGAACGGGATATCGTCATCAAAGTCCATCGGCGGCTCGCTGGACTGCTGCTGTGGTTTTGACTGCTGGCGCGCTGGGCCGGAATGTGTCTTCGGCTGTCCCTGCGGCTGCCCCTGCTGTCCGCCTTCGCTCTTACCGCCTAACATTTGCATAACGGCGTTAGGCCCGTTCAGAACCACTTCTGTCGTCCATTTCTCGACTCCGTTGCTGTCAGTCCATTTTCGTGTTTGCAGCTTTCCTTCGACGTAGATCTGAGAACCCTTTTTCACGTACTCGCCGACGATCTCAGCCAGCTTCCCGAAGACGACGACACGGTGCCATTCCGTTTGCTCCTTTACTTCGCCGGTCTGCTTATCGCGCCATGATTCTGACGTCGCGATCGTGAGGTTAGCCACCGCGCCGCCTGACGGCATGTAGCGAATTTCTGGATCCTGACCGATGCGACCCACGAGGATCACCTTGTTAACTCCACGGCTTGCCATTTATAACGCTCCTTAAAAATCTTCTTCGACGTCTGATTGCTGCGGCGGTACATCTTGCGGCTGAACGTCATCAGGTGCAACCTGGACGGTAGCCTTACCGCGTTTAGCATTGGCTGGCTTGCCGGGGTTGAACGGTCTGGCCTCCGCGTTTTTTAGCTCGACGATCTTGCTGGCGCGGGCATCCTCGACGATGCGCAGAGATGCCTTGTCGCTGCGGAACAGCTCGCACGCGGCGCGGTAGATTGCATCCACCTCATCCTTGTCCTTCGCGGCTTCAATGGAGCGGCGGCAGTCGGCTGCGCTACGCACTGATTTGTTGCCATCGTCGTCATCCATGGTGAGGCCGAAGATCGAAACGCGGGCATAGCGGCGGGCGTAGGTCAGCGTTGAGCCGAAGCCCTGGGCGTCGTTCTTCGCCAGCGGGATCTGGCAGATATCGGACAGCCATTCGCCTGTGGCAACGTGGATGATGCGTGTCTCCATCAGCATCACGTTCGGAGCCTGTCCGGCCTCGTGCGTCGGAGACTGGATCATGATCAACCCGGCATCTTCCATTGCCGGGCCGATGGCGGCCGCAACGTCTCCGAGGGTCGCATAGTGGTTTTTCAGGTGCTGGTTCTGCTTGGACTTTTTCGGCGATACGCACATATCCTGCGCGTGGGCAAACTGCTTAACGATGGTGCTGCATGGCTGAGAGAATTTCATCATTTGGTCACTCCTTATATTGAGGGGGTAATATGTCAGTATATTACCCCGGAATCAATTATTTTTTGGTTTTCACATCTTCCCACAAGTGGCGGAAGGCGTTTTCCAGGTAGTACGGAGGATCGAGGTCAATCACGCTTCCGCCGCCGTAGGTCGGCCACGTGTCATTATCCCGGCACCATTTAAATGTGGCGATGGCTTCACGCAGCTGCGCATATCCAATCATCAGAGTTTTGTTTGACAAGGCGAAAGGAGCGACGACGAACGGGCTGCTCTTCTCCTGCGCCAGCAACATCGTCCTTCTCGGTTTCTGGCCGAAAGCCGCCTTAAACCCCTCGCGCTGCAACGCCATTTTCAGCGGATACCCGAGATCGAAGCACTTACGCATGAATCTTTCAGGGTTGGCCGTGTCCGTGGTCTTATAGTCCACCATGTCGGCGAACTTGCTGATCCAGTCGAGGCGCACCTTGCAGCGCAAACCCTGATAGCTGAAAAAGATCGAGACTTCCGACATTCCGTCGACGAAATATTCCTTAAATGATTCGTTATTAAACAGAACGGAGCGCATCTCCTGAATGATGTCATAATCCTGTCCGCGAATGCCTTCACGATTCCCGCGCTCTTCATTGGCCTTTTTCACGATGTCGTGCCAGAAAACAACGTCAGTTATCCCAAGAGCTGCGGCGGTGTTGGTGACTGTCTCAATTAATTCCGGCTCTTTCATTTTCGAATAACCGGCAACACCGTGTTCTTTCAGAAATGCCTTCGCGGCCTCAAGCGAGGTAATAAAGTTCGGCTGCGGAATAATATCGCCTTTATCGTCACGCTTAATAAAGTCCTCTTTCTCAGGCATGCGGAAATATTCACGGGCAAATAATTCAGGTTCGAGGTGATTGGCGTGGGCAGCAGTTCCGAATACCAGTGCGCGGGATTGCTTTTTCTTTTCCTCTGCGAACTTCCAGTTAGCCGGGCATGTGGAGAACAGCTCCCACAAGCCGGAGCCGTTCATGTGGTCTGTCTCAGCGTGATAGTCTTCGTTCGACAGATCGTTATTAGTGAAGAACAGAACTTCATCATCTTTGAGCGATTTAATATCTGACATTACATGATCCCCTTATTCATATCTAAACGAAGTTTTCGGTCTAAATCTTCATACTTAACGAACTTGCGGCTGTCGCCTTTATAGTTAACCCTTATCAGCCATTTGTTTTTATGCTCAATTGCCGGGTAGGGTCTGCTGCTAACGCGGAAAATAATATCCCCTAACTTTATTTCCTCTTCCGTGCTAACGCCGCAGAAAACTAAAGACCAAGCAGCGCCTTCAACCGATGACTTTAAGTTGTGATTTTCTTTAACAGGCAAATAGCACACAGCTCGCTTTAATGCACGCATAAAGCCATAAGCATCTTTAAACGTCTTGCGGTCAGTGTTGCGAATGCCGCCGTGCAATATTCTGGATAACTCCGCATGTGTCATGATGACCTCCTGTGTGGTGTTCTGGCATATTGCTTCCGCATAATATGCCCTGTCAAGGCTATTTAATTGAGATGGTCGACGGCCCGAGGAAGTCGATCACCGCCAGCTTCGCGCAGTGGAAGCCATACGCCACCGCGGCGAACCCTCCCTGAGCAGATACGGCGTTCAGGCATTCAACCTGCTCCTTGCTGACTGGCGACGACAGCTTTTTAGTCTCTCGCTTCATCTCGATCACCCCGAACGGCTCCCCGTTGCGGCCGCGGTGCAGGATCACGATGTCAGCGACACCCTTGCGTAGTCCCTTCGCCTGCTGGCGCAGGAAATACTGCTTCCCGGCCTTCCCGCCGTTCTCGTTAGGCACATGGAACCAGTACACGTCTGGATACCAATGATTAAACCATGTGGTAAAGTTAACCAGGTGATCATCCTCAAGCGCTTTCGTCGGTTCATCTGGTGGGTAAAGATATTCTTTAATCACAGGTCATCGCCTCCTTCGAAAATTTTACGGGCTATGACGTCGCGAGACTTTCTGCCGCCTATACGCCGGTGCGTCACACGCTTAGGCGCTGCAATCAGGTGAGCGGACGGCAGGATCTTCGTTTTTACCCCTTTCCGCATCTTGCCCCGGGTGTTCGGTGATGCAACGTGCTTATCCAGTGCCGCCTTCCACTGCTGTTTTGCTGGCATGCTGTCACTGTCAGGCCAAAACACCTCATAGGCCACGAAGTCAGGATCCCCCTCATTACCGAGCACATAGCGGAACACCACGCCGTTTCCGCATTTCGTCGGTTCAACGTTGAAGGATCGCACGTCCACAAAGTCATCCCGGGTATAGCTCTTTTTCTCAAGGCTCCTGTTGGGGTCGATCAACGTGTTCCCGCAGCGGGCGCACTGCCGGGCGGTGATGTCGTTCTCTGCGCCGCATCCGCGGCTGACAACCACGCCGCGATCGTTCTTAAAGTCATCACATGTGCGCGAGATGAACCAGTAGTGGCAGCGTTCATCGGCGCTGTATGGCGTGCCGTCGTCCTCGAATCCGTCATGGTCATAAACATGTCGGCAGCGGCGGGCGTGCTTGCCGTTCGTGTGTCCATAGGGGCATTCCTTCGTCTGGCCGGTGCTGGTGTCCGTCTCATAGCGGTACTGTTCAAGGAATGGCGAGAAGTACAGTTCCGCCAGGTCGTCCAGTGCTCCACCGTAGTCGAGAACAAGGTTGTCCTCTTTGATCATCCCAAGCTCTTCGATGTGGAATTTCTTGAGGATGCGCATCCCGCGACCGATGAGCTGAACCAGCAGAGTGAGGCTGCCGATCTTGCGCAGGATAACGATCGTGTCCCATGGCGGGACGTTGTATCCGGTGGTAAGGCAACCGATCTGAAAGATAAATTTGCAGCGGTTGTTGAATGCGTCTTCCAGTATCCGGTCGCGCTCCTTCTGTGGCGTGTCGTCGGTGATGATCCCGTAAGTCACGCCCGGAGGTAACGCGCTGGCCGCCTCCTTACAGTGCTTCTTACCGGCGCAGGTAACGAGTACGCAGTTACGGTTGGCGGTACGCTTCACGACGTCGAGCATGATGTTTTGCGTGATGGTTCCCTGGGACAGGATCTGCTTCTCCATCTCGATCAGGTCGGCATCACTGAATTCGTCGTCACCCTCTTCGCCGCGACTCACGAAAGAATCAAGCTGGTAGGTCAGCTCATCATCGATCGCGCCGTAATGGGTAGGCACCACCGCGCCAACTTCAACCAGGTACTCAGTGGAGATGTCACACACTGCACGCCGCCAGAATCCGGGGGTGCTCCTGTCTTCGTTGATGATCGGCTGTGTGCCTCTGTAGTCGGTGCCGGTATACCCGATAACAACAAGATCCCGCCCGTGCATCTCCCGGCAACGGCGTTGCATCTCCCGGATGATAAGCGTGTACCCGGTGCGGCCAGCGGCGATCATCTGCGCCAGCGTGCGTTCTGCGTTGCGCTGCAACCTCTCGTTTTCAGGATTCTGATCCGCAAGCGTGCAGGTCATCTCGCTTTCAACGATGTCGTCTACGTTGACGTGCTGGCATTCGTCGATCAGCAGGAAGCGCGGCACGAAGTTAGCCAGCTGCTTTTCAAGGGCGTTGACCACCGTCTTCTCGCTGCCGCAAATGATAGGGAAGGCCGTGGACTTCATGCGCAGGCCAGCGCTGAACACGCTGTTCTCCACCCCGAAGTTCCGTATCTCCATGGCGTTCTGCTTGATGATCCCGCCCTGACGTGACAACACGAGCGCGGGCTTGTTGAGCTGGGTCAGACGGCGGGCCACCAGGCTGATCAGCGTGGTCTTCCCTGCCGACACGGCGGCCTTGACGACGAACGGGCCGATCTCCTTGTAGTTGTTGATGGCCTGAGACGTCGCAAAGTGTGCCGCGAACTGGAACGGGTAGGGGTCGTATGGCATGCCGCGAAGTCCTCGCAGTAGCTGGCCGCGAACCGCCTCTATGTCCGTCTCCTCAATCATTTGCTTGATGCTTTTCACCTTTTCCATTGTTGCATCGTTGACGTGGTAAACATTGCAATATATTCTGCACAACGAATACCAAAACACAAGGACTTTAAAATGATGAATATTGGCAAACTACCCGAACCAGAAATTCACGAGGGCGCGATACAGAGGGCATTTGTGCGCAGCATGGGTAATTCATTCCAGATCATGATCCCGAACTACTACACCCTTGACAACCTCGGATATGAGGCGGACATGTTCTGCATCCGCAAGAGCCGCTACACGGTGGAGGTGGAGGTGAAGATCTCCATCTCTGACATGAAGGCCGACTTCCGCAAGGCCCACACGATCTACCCGAAGACGGCGGAGGAGGCTGAGAAATATTGGCGGATTGATGGGGAGCGCGTCCCTTATCCGGTGAAGATGAAGCACGACTGCCTGAAAGCTGGTGAGCTGATAGCCAATCGCTTCTACTTCCTGGTGCCGTGGACTATCGCCGACAAGGCGCTGGAGATCCTGCCGGACTATGCCGGGCTTTACGTGTACAACCAGTGCGGACTGGTACACGAGGAAAAGATGGGGCCGATGCTGCACAAGCGTAAGCTAGATCCGAAATATGACCAGGGGATCATGGCCAACCTCAACACCCGCTACCTGAAGCTGTGGAGGAGGTCATGAAGTTCTACCCCATTGAGCAGATAGAACGACTCATGGTCGGGCGCTGGGAGTTGCTGCTATCCCAGTATTGGGATAAGCGCGCATTCAACGGCAGGCATCAGGCCTGCCCGCTGTGCGGAGGGAACGACCGGTTCCGCTGGGGTGAGTCGAAGCAGGACGTCACGATGAAGGGTCGCGGTGCTGCAATTTGCAACCAGTGCGGATCACACCTGGGCCTGTGGTGGTTCATGCAAACTACCGGCTACGAATTCCCGGTGGCGCTGCATGAGATTGGGGCCAACTTCCTCAAGGTCGAGCCTGACCAGGAAATGACGACCGAGCCGGTGATCGCCCGCGACGCATTCCCGAAGGCTCCGCGCGTCAGGCTGGAAGAGAAAAACTTATCAGCCTCTCAGAAGTACATCCGCAAGCAGCAGGCCGCGCCTGACTATGACCGCCGGTTCTGGATGGCCTACGACCTGATCGAGACGATGCGTAAATATCACATGTGAAATACAGTTGACAGGTATATAGTGCCCAAGTGATATGCCCGAACACCCAACAGAAGGAGCAGCAAAATGTCAGAACAAACCACCGTGTCACCGAAGACCGCCAGCGCAGTAGCCGAAGAAATCAAAAAAGCTATTGGCCGCCGCCGTATCCCGGTAATTGTCGCAGACCAACCGGCCATCGCGTTCATGATCGCCAAAGAGGCCAGCAAAACAGGCTACGGCGAAGATGAGCAGCTGGGAGTGAACGCCGGATTCACCGAGAAGGACGTGGTGAACCAGATCGCTAACGCCGCGCTGTTCAGAAAGTCATATAACCGCGTCCAGCACGTCGTCGTCATCAAGTCGAGCAAGGCGGCGGCGGCTGGCAACTTTGATGGCCGCTACTTCGTGAAGATCATGTGCAATCGCCTGTATGTCACCATGGGGAGCCTGGCTAACTATCTTGCGGGGGCGGAATAGTGAGCGGGGCAAAGCCGGTGGTGATTGGCTGCCGGAAAATGATCAAAGGTAGCGAGCGCGGAAAGATGGTCGGCTGTGGGACATACTTCCACGCTGGCGGGCGCAGCGGACGCTGGCACGTGATCGACAATGTCGTGGTGTGTAAGCGTTGTTTCAAAGAATGGAAAAAGGAGCACAAGAATGAAGAAGGCGATATTCCTGTTTAACCGCTCGCGGCACATGTTGCAGCCGTGGTTAAACGCTGGCTATGAGTGCTGGACGTTCGACGGCCAGCTGAAAGAGGGCGTGCATAACCCGGAGCCGGGTCTGTTCGAGGTCGGCATGTGGTTCGACGCATCAGCTACCAGCGTGCATGCCAACGACGTAGCCAGAATCGTAGGTGGTGGCGTGAAGTTCATCGCCTCTTTCGCGGAATGCACATATCTGACCACTACCGGCGCGCGCTGGCTGTATCACCCGGAGGATCGCGAACTTCCGATTGCTGAGCGCCGACCACACCCGGCATACCCGAACCGCCGCCGGGATATGGAGGACGCTGTGAAGCTGGCGAAATTCGTTGAGCTGGTGGAGGCATATTGCCACATCGTCAACAGTGATTTTTCCACCGGCCCGATCCCGTGGATGCTGGAGAATCCGGCTCGATCATTCCTGCCGAAGCTGTGGCGCAACTTCAATCACACCTTCAACCCGTGTGACTATGGCGGCTATATCCCGGAGGGTGAAGAGATGCACCCGGACTACCCGGGGGTCATTCCTGACCGTGACGCCTATACCAAGCTGACCGGGATCTGGTGCAGCGAAGCGTTCGTGATGCCCGAGCCGAATCCGGTGGAGCCGGTAGGCAAGGACTTCAACCGGGCGATCAAGGTCGGCGGAAAGAGTACCCGCACCAAGAACATCCGCAGCGCCACTCCGCGAGGCTTCGCGCTGGCTGTATTCGAGGCAAACCACCATGAATAAATTCTTCATGCCGCTGGAAGATTACAAAGTTTTCGCATCCCGCGAAGAGACGAGAATGATCACCGTCGAGATGCCGGAGATCGGCCCGGCCATCATTAGCTGTGAAGGGAAGCCAGATATTCTCGTGACCATTCGCAAGGTTGCGCCGCTGTATCTGAACGGGAACACGTTTCACATTAGCCGCATTGAGTACCGCACATTTTCAGTTAAAGGGTGAGAAATGAAAGACGAAGCAGATAAGGTGACGATCGACGCGTTCGAAGCAGACCACAACCCGGCTCTGCACGCGGAAGCCGCAGCAAAGGGACTTACGCCGTGGCAGCTGTTCAGTAATCGCGTATGGGCTACGAAGGGGCTGGTGACTGGCGGGCACTACCAGGCAGTTCGCCCGCAGAAAGTGACCGGCCGCAGGTTCAACGGGAGTAAGACCCCGGATAACGTCCGCCCGAACTGGCGCACCCCGGAGCACATCTTTGCATGGCTGGACATGACTTATGGCCCGTTCGAGGTAGACCTTGCGGCATGCGAGAAGTCGACGAAATGCGACTTCTACTTTTGCAAGGAAGAGAACAGCCTTGCGCAAGACTGGAGCCAGTTTGATGCGATGTTTCTGAACCCGCCTTATGACGACATCACGCCGTGGACGGAGAAGAGCCGCGAGATCAAGCCGGGTGCAGTGCTGGCGGTGGTGCTGCCGAACGACAACAGCACAGTGTGGTTCCGCAACATGGTGGATCAGGCCTACACCATCATCAACATCGTCAGCAACGGCAAGAACTCTGGCCGCCTGTCGTTCGAACACGCTGGCACCGGGAAGCCAGGCAAGCAGAACAACAAAGGCACCGTGCTGTTCATCCTGCGCGGTCGTAAGCGCCGTGCCGGTGTGGAGACGCTCTACATCGATCAGGATCAAATGCTGCGCGAACTGGGGTTACTGGATGCACAGTAAGGCGCAAGTCTGGCAGGCCGCGAAGGAATGCGGCCTAGACGAATTCATTACCGCCGTGTCAAAAGCGTTTCCCGGCGCGATTGACGGCGTAGCGATATCTGCGAAAGGGATCGGTGTTCTGGCGACTGACGACCGCATGCTGCGCAGGCTGGTGAGGGTTAAACCTGGCGTGACGCTCACAAAGCAACAGGTCAAGGAGATAAGGACGAAATCTGGTGTTACTATGCGATATAAAGGGGAAAATTGAGGAGTAGCACCGATGGGTAAGACGTACCCGCGGCACAATGCCCGCACTGTATCACGGGCTGACAGGCTGCGCAGGATGAACCAAGATAAGAACACGCGAGTCATCACCAAATACATCGCCGGGACACTAGCCCGGCTACCAGAAGGAGAAGATCATGACGTTAGCACAGGCAATCTTGAAAGCATCAACCGAAGGGCGAGATCTTAAAGTAGGAAAGGGCGTAGATCGTGAGAACAAGCACATAGGCCCGCGTAACGGTAAGTTCTGGACTGACGAACGCATTCAGGAAGTGACCGACGACGTCACCGTTCGGCGGATGACGAAGGCGCAGATCATGGAGAAGCACAACATCACTGAAAGCGGTTTTTACAACGCCTGCTACCGTTTTGGGATCCCGACAACAAAATGAAAAAACATACCGTTATTCATATCGACACGGCTGAATTTCATAATGCCGTCTACATCCTTGGTCGTGAAGAGAAGATCTATAACTGGAACCAGAACGTCGAGTTCCGCAAGCGCCTTGTTGGCTTACTGGGGGAGATTGCAGCAGCGAAGCACCTGAACAACATTTACGGCCGCCACCGGATCATCATCCCGATGGGAGTCAACGCGCGCACCGGCGTTTCGGTTAATGCGTTCGGCCAGGGTGACATCATGACCATCTCACGCACAGGGACGCGCGAACGGCAAACGCACGTCTATGAGGTGAAATCCACCGAGGGCATCGGCAAGCAGTTGCCAACCATCCGGCAGGACAACGCTGAAAGCTACGTGATGAACGGCGTTGATGCAATCATTCTGGTGGCGGTGCATATCAACAAGGCGAAGGCAGAGTGCCGGATCATGCAGCAGGTATCGCCTGTTGAAGTGATCGAGAAGTGGAGGCCGATGGTTAACCGGTACGGTCAGGAGTGTTATGCTTTCAACTAAATAGACTTTGCGATTATCATGGCCCCCGTTAACACTCACGGGGGCTTTTCTTTTGGGCGACTTCTTCCACGGCATCACCGACATCTATCGGATGTATAAGACCGACTTAGATTACCCCATCGCTGCGGCCGTCATGGCTACATTGCGTCACATCCAGCTCGGTCATGAAAGGCGACAGATCTGGACTAATGCGATCATGGCGGCAATGTTCGCGAAGGGTATCACCTTCATCATCACCATCATCGGGGATTCCGTTCCACAGATGCACTGGATCGCAAACCAGGATGCAGGCTGGATCGTTGCCTGCGTGCTTGGGTACGTTGGGATCGACAAGGTCATTCGCGTGGTTGAGCGGTATTTCCCGTCCATGAATCTCAGGGGGAAAAATGATCGGCAACCTTAAAATTTACCTGCTGGCGGCACTTGCCGCCTTTTTGCTATGGCAGGGCGGCAGTTATGCACTGACCAGGTACGGCGAAAGCCGTTATGAAAGCGGCGTTACAGCTGGGATTAACAAGGAGGCTGAACGCAGGAACAAAATTGACCGTGATCTGGCCGAAATGCGCCAGAGGGAGAAAGACCAAGATGATCGCGACACGACTCGCCGGATTGACCAAGCACGCGCTGACGCTGCTAGTGCTGCTTATGCTGCTGACAGGCTGCGCCAGCAACTCAACGCAGCCACTGCCATCGCAAAACAACACGCCTCCGCTGTCGGCGTTAGCAGTGATGCCGGAACGCTCGCCGATCTGCTCGCCGAGCTGTTCTATCAGTCAGTGCAAGCGGGTAACGAACTGGCAGCAGAAGCTGATCGATACTACATCGCCGGGCAGCGCTGCAACGCCCAGTACAACCGACTATTGCAAGCAAAAAGGAGTAATAAATGAGGATGAGTGACAACGGGCTGCAATTTACAGCAGCATGGGAGAAATTCCGCAGCGCGCCTTACTTCGCCACCGAAGACGAGCGCCGTCGCGGGATCTACACCTGGGGCTTCGGGCACACTGGCCGCAACCCTCCACGCATCAACATCACGCGAGAAGCCGCGCTGGCGATCCTGCGTGAAGACGTAGCCTATGCTGAGAAGAAGGTGAACGAGTGGGCACATAAGTCCATCACGCAACCCATCTTCGACGCACTGGTTGATCTGGTCATCAATGCCGGTGAAGAGCCAATCAAGCCGGACAAGAAGGCGGGAGACTTCGATGACCTGGTGACGCAAGGTCGCTGGGATGAGCTGATCGTACAGCTTGAGTTCTTCCGCAAGCAGGGCGGCAAGATCATTCCCGGTCTGGTTCGCCGGGCACTGGCGCGGCAGGCGCTGGCGAAGGGGATGAACTGGCGGGATGCTGAGGCCGTTGGCCGGAACGCGAAGGTGTAAGAAAAGGGGCCGAACGGCCCCTTGTTGTTTACTACAGCACGAAGAAACTTAACATCAGGTACCCGGGCGCATATTCGCCGACGTTGCAGACGTGAACCACACGGACGTCGATCACCCGGCCAGTGTAGCCGTCTGCTTCTGTCCACTCCCGAAGGCGAAGCGTGTCACCATCAGAGAAGTTCCGATCCCACTTGCGCAGCTCAGCGCGCTTGCTCCCACACCTGACAGCATCGAAGTGAACCGGCAGGATTTTCAGATCGTGAATCATTTCATGCCCCCGACAACCTCAGCGCCGATAGCCGCGTACCCAGCGAGGTCTTCGAACGAGTCGGTGTTGTCGTCAGTCTGAGCGCGGCAGATCTTTAAAATGGATTGTAGCGTCACCACGTCCAGGCCAGTCAGCGGCATGTTCTGGCGGTTCGCAGACGAACGCACGATATTGAATGCGTCAGCTACGCGGTCGAACTGGAGCTCTTTGCCGTTCTCCGCGCCGTAGCGGCGACCGCGCTCCTCAAGGTGGGCCTTTACCTTCTCAAGAACCTGGGCGGCGTCAAGAGGCTCAGAGGGGATTTTAAGGGCATCGGCCTTTTCGGCGACCATGTAGATCGCGGTTCCATCCGTGCGAGCACAATCGCGGTTCAGTGTCGCGATGTTGTCGTGAGTTAGCGCCGACTCATCAGCTACGCCGTGGTGGTGGAAGAAGTTGGTCGGGAATTCGATCACGTTAGGGATAGAATATTCACCGTGATCTACCAGGCAATGCCAGCGGGCGATGATTGTTTCCTGCCCGGAAAGCTCACCGTAGGAGATGAACGTCACCAGCGAGTTGCGGCCCGGAATGTTGCTGCCGCGCAGAGGCTCGTTGCCTTCATCCACTTCGTACCAGAAGCGCAGGATGTCACCAGCAGTGAAGCGGTCGGTAACGTCAGTTGTTTTTTTCTTCTTGGTGGTCATGTTCATTTCCTCAGCATTGCATTAGTGTTTTGCGCCAGTAGGCGCTTTCGAGATCGACGTAGCCTAGCAGAACAGGCACCCCTTCTGAACTCCAAAATTCAGAACGGTAATTCACGAACGGCTCTATGTCGTAGGCATATAGCGCGCCATCCATATCCACCGCCACCCAATTCGCCCAGCGCGGCACGGTTATGACCATGCCGTTATAGTTGAATACCTTAAACAGCCCGTTAGTGATCAGCTTCATAATCATCCCCAAAGCACGGAACGCGCGGGTAGGTCACTGGTGCATAGGCCTCGATCCTGAAATCGCGGTTTCTGTCGAGCGGCTGGTAGAATGAACTGAACTCCGGGTGAATGCCTTCCTGGCACCAGCCGACGAAGAAGAACGGTTCGCCGCCTTCATCGGTGCGGCCGTCCCAGCACGCCAGCTGTTCATCGGTGTACCCGCATTCGTCGAAATTAACGTACCAGAAGCGGCGGATCAGGCGGCAGTTGTTACGCAGGCGCACCACCACCCAAAACTCCATTTCATGCCCGTGCTCAATGTCCGGGGTATCGCCCAAAGACCAGACTGACGGCAAGAATTGTTCGAATACTGGCTCTTTCTGTTTCATTTGCAAAAATCCTCTACGTTGATGAAGTCGGGGGTCATAACCATGTTTCCCGCCCGCAGGAAGCTCAGGCCGAAGCGGTGGATCAGCGTGCTGCACTGGTCGATGTCGCTGTAGTGCATGCGACGCCAGAATCCTTTCAGTGTCCCGACGTCGTCCCAGCGCACTTGCGGGCGGTCGATGAACTCAGCGCGGACGAACCGGCCATAGTGCCAAACCCATTGCCCGGGCTTCACGTCGGCGACTTCCACGAGCCTTGTGGGGAATACCGGGATCTTGCTCATCGTGCTTTCACCTCGCCGTAGTAGCCAACGTCCATCAGGTCGGATACGACCGCGATTACCTGCGCCTTCGCATCATCGTCTGCCTTGTTGTTGGCAATGGCCTTCATCACTGCGCTGCGAGTGACGTCGAACATCGGTTCGGACACGTTACCCTTACGGTAGCGCTCACCCAGCTTGCAGGCGTCATTCATGACCTTATCCATCTGCGCGTTATCAGGCAGGCGGTCGTATACACCCAGGTCGCGCTGGATATTGATGTTCTTGATGCCTACAGCGCAGCTAACGGCGCTGGCGTCCCCGACGTATGAGCAGCCCAGCACGGCGGCTGCGGCGATGGCGATGGCGGTAATGCGTTTCATCGGTTACTCCTTGTTTCCACGGATGGCGGCGATGGTTTCAATGTGGCGGCGCTCTTCTATGCGGCGGCGCTCTTCTTCGGCGGCGATGTTGCGCATCACCAGCAGGAACAGGATCGCCAGCAGCGGAGATATCAGCAGCGCAAGCAGCGACCAACCCAGGCCACTGCGTCCGCGACGATCGGCAGCGATACCCACCAGCACAGCCATGACACACCAAATAATTAACACACTCATGATTCTCTCTCCTGTTAGTCCCGGCACCCTGCCGGGATCTGCATATTAGTACGGAATAATACACCGCGTCAACACTATAGAATGATCCCAGCGCCGTGAGTGTAAACGGCGGCGATCGTCATCAGCTCAAGGCGCAGCGACTTCAACGCCCCGGCGGCGGTCTTTGCGTCGATCTCGGTGACGTGGTTCTTTGAGTCGGTATAAGACGCCTTAAAGCGGTTGTGCCCGTAGGCGATGCAGCGCACGCGGCCGAACTCGACGACGACACGGAAGGTCTTCTCCTTCGTCTTGTCGTTGATAGCCTCAATGACGCCGAACCTCGCGCCGTTCAGGATAAGCGAGCAGATGTGAGCGCCAATCTCGCTGGCTTCGTCGCGGCTGGTGATCTTCTTCAGCTGGTCAATCATTTCGGGCCTCCTCGCGGCCTGCGGGCGTGATCTCGCACGCCCCGGTAGTTATGTTCCATTTTGCCAGCCCGCGGCTGACAAGTCCGTTCAGCGCGGTGACGGTATGTGACTTGCTGTCGTATACCCAGTCGCCTGCGCGCCATTCTGAGACAGCAAGCCGCTTTAATACGGCCCGCTGCCTGATACGCAGCTTCACTCCGGGCGACCACCGGCAGCCAACCAAGCAGCGTAAGCGATAGATCGCGTCAGATCGCACTTCATGGTGATCTTGCGGTCTTCATCAGCGTTGACCCACTGCGAGAACGTCAGATTCAGAGGCATAGGCTCACCCTCAGCGGCTGCGAGCGCGTGGTGATAGCTGTTCAGCGACAGCAGAAGGGAGACGCGCTGCCGGGCAGTCATTTCACGCATGATCGCCCGCACGCACATGGAGGCGCTCCCCGCCCCTTCATGCTTGCGCTGTCGGCCATCCCAAAACTTGAACGTCATTGACAGCGGTGGTCTTTTACGTCTGTCCATAATTTCCTCCTGTTATGAAATATATTCGACGGTTTCAGGAATGATCGCCGCATATTTGCAGCGTTTTAGCGCTGGTATGTACCAGAAAGAAAACATCCGTTCTTCGCCTGAGCTGTCGTCAATGTCAACGTGACACAAAGACGCCTCATAGACGATCCCACTGGCAGCGGTGACGCGAACTCTTGGGTAGACGATCCCCTTCCATGCGCCATCAATTCCCTTCATGAACTTGTTGGCGGCTTCGTCTGCGCGAATGAACGACGGTTGGTCGTGGTAAGGGAAGAAAGCGACCTCAGCGCCATTAACGACGACGGTGACGCATTTACTCATAGGCTCCTCCGGTTGTGGCCCCCGAAGGGGCCGGTTGTTTCAGCAGGCGTAATCCTGTACGCGAAGCGCGTAGTCGTAATTGGTCAGCCCGATTGAGCGGGCGGCGGTGGTATCGGTGGCGATGATCCACGAACCATCGTTGAATTTAATCTCGCGGTGGTGAAAGCCGATGTATTCAGTGCTTGCCAGGTTCTCATTCGCGATAACTTCAATGATGCCCGCGGCTGTCATGTTGCGCTTGCTGTACTGTTTAACGATGGTCTGTGCAATTGTCATTTCGTTTTCCTCATTTCGTTGGGTGTATAAGCACTATATACACCCACACGCATATGGTCAACAATATTTATCAGAAAGGCAGCTCGCTATCGATCCCCGTCACCCGCGGGCGGGCCATCATCTCAAGGTATTCCTTTTGGGCCTGCTCCTGCGCCAGTTTTGCGAGACGGCGAACGCTAACCATCATCTCGACGATGAAGCGGGCCGGGTAACGGTCGAGGGCGAGCAGATCCTGGCGAACGCGGTCAACGGCACGCTGTACGCCGATGTGCATCAGGTAGCCGTTGTGAGAGTAGTGGCGGGCACACTGAACAGCGCGGTCAACGATGCCATTAACTTCCAGCGCTTCGGCGTGTGCTTCCTGGCGGGCTGCGTAGGCGCGCTGGCCTTCAACGGCGTCAAGCAGTTTAGCCAGCAGCGCTTTCACGTCGCACAGGCTGGCATTAGCTTTCCACTCTGCCTGGTTCCAGTCGTCGAGGTTAGCGGAGATGTAACCTTCTACAGCCTGCTGCATATCGTCGTACATCGTATCGTCAAGGGTGTCGACGTTTTCGCAGATCAGCGCGTTCGCTGCGGAGTCGATGATCAGGCAGGCCAGCAGGTCGGCGTTCTTGAACTGGCCGCGGGCTTGCTCGTTGGTCATCCAGCTTGCCGGATTGCCGATGGTCAGATCCAGCGCGGCGAGAATTTCGTTAGCGGCGGTAAGATATTTGATAGCTGACTTAGACATTTTGCGACCCCTTGTGATTTATCGGTTAGTTACTGCCTGTTCGATAAATATATTATAGGGGCCGCATCATGTCAATAGTGCTTACACTACTCCTTAATGAATTCTTTGAAATCTGCGGACGATGTCTCGCGCCAGGTCATCAGCCTGCCGTTAATGATCGCGTGACGTTCGCAGTTGTAATCGTCCCTGAATTTCAGAATGGTCATGGTGTTCAGGCCGGTCTTGGTGGTCAGCTTGCGCATGCTGCCCGCTTTAGCGAGAAGTGCGGGGATGCTTGTAACGTGGCAAATCAGGCTCATGTTGTTTTCCTCAGTGGTTATCACGGCAGCTACCCATAAGCGGGGGAACGGCATCTTTGATCGTGTAGTAAGGGTTCCGGGCTTCGTGTGGGTTAGACTCTTTGCTCAGGTGTCCCAGCTCAGCCATTTTGTAAATTGCGTCGCGCACTGACTCCCGGGAATACGGCGTCCCGTCAGCCTTAAACACCGTGGAGCTGATACGGCGCAGGATCTCCTTGTATGGCGCGGTTCCGTGCGGCTCCGCCCTCAGCAGAGAATACACGGCTTCCTGCAATGGCGTGTACACGTGCGCCTGACGCTTCTCCTCCGGCTCAAAGTGCTCCTCATCCGTTCCGGCGTCCATATCGTAAACGCGGTCTTCGAACAGCCAGACCTTCGTCGCGTCGTCGATGTAGATGAAGTCTGGCCGATCAACCTCCTGCCCTGGGGCAAGTTTCTTCTCATACGTGCTTTTCTTCTTCGCCTCAACGTCCTTCGCGAACACCGGCACCTGAAAGCCTTTGAGCTTAAAGCGCCCCTTCAAACCACCCTGGCGGCTCTTACCGACGTTCAGGACGGTGTAGCCTGTCTCCTTCTGGCGGGCGTTCAATCCCTTGCCTGTCTGTGTCTTCTCGCGCACCAGGCTGAACGTTTTATACACCGCGCCCTTCGCTGCGGATCCGCCACGAGACTCAAGATCATACTGGCCGGACATCAGGCTTCCCTTGCTGACATGCGGGATGAAGATCCCGGCGCAGTTGAGGGACTCAGCGAACCGGTGCCCGGCAGTGGTGATCAGCTGCTGGTCGGTGTTGCTGTTTTCGTCCATGCTCACGCCGTTATTGTTGGCCGCCGCCAGGTGGAACATTTTGCTGTCGAAGATGACCAGATTCACCGGCCTGCCGTTGGCGAACTGCAACACGCGACTCTTCTGGATGCGCAACTTTCCTGGCTCCATCAGGTCGGCCGGCCGCTTGAACACCTTGATCCAGTCACGGAGATTGACGCCGGTGCGCAGCGACCAGGCGGCCACCTGCAACTCAACGCTGTCCGGGTCTTCGGTGAAGAACACGCTGACGCCCGGGTTACACACGCGGAAGCAGTTGAACAGCGGGCGACCCATGGCGAGGCTGACCGCCATTTGCACCAGTAGCGTCGTTTTCCCTGCGCCTGCATCACCGTTGATCTCGTTGATGGTGCGGCGGTTCAGCAGACCTTCGATCACCGGGTCGTAGAAGTCCGGCGAGGTGTTCAGCACGTATTCGCCCGGGTCGTAATCTTTCAGCGCGGGATCTTCGACAAGTCCCTGCTCAACCTCTTCGGCGAGACGCTTTGCCACCTCAACGCGCTGGGCGGATAAGTCCATGCCGAGATTCTGCTTTTCATTCTCCTCGCGAACGATGCGTTGCAGCTCAAGGTGGCGCTGACCGGCGTCTTTCTTCTTCGGCTTAGGTGGTTCAGGTGGAACAGGTGGCGCTACTTCTTCCGCCTGTTCACGCTCCTCCACCTCAGCCCGTGCTACCTGGTCGAAGTAAGCCTGCATGTCGGCCATTTCCTGCGAATAGGCTTCGTCCTCTTCCTCGCGGGTCATTGGCTGGTTGAGAATGTCCGCCGCTTCGTGCTGTTTCTCCTGATCGCCCAGTAACGCCTTCCAGTCGTCGGGCGTCATCGGCCTTTTGTTCTCTTCGTTCATCGTTTCCTCCTGCTCTGGTTCGGACATTATTCACGGCAGGTAATACCGTGTCAATATCAATTACTTTCCGCCTGAAAAACAGGCTAAAACCTGTAAACCAATACTATTTATAGACTGTAAATACCCGCTATTGGGATTTTCATCACGCCTTTAGTTTTCAATGGCTTACAGAGTGCGTTTTTTGAGCAGCTGTAAACCAAAGCGTTTCAAGCGGAGCTACCAGCCACCTCAACGCCACCTGAACAGAAGGCGTGCTTCGCAAGTTATTGATAACAAAGGACTACCTGAAATTTTCAGGAGGAAAAGTGTCATACTACCGAACTTGCAAGTGACTGATATTAAAGGGGTAATTTCAGGTGTTAGGTGGTATCCCTATTATATATAAAACCCATATAATTACAGAAACACGTACACCCTTACGCACATGGGGGAAGAAAAAAGCGCTACGCAGTGGCTGCGCGTTTTTATTCTCCCCACCATGCCGTATAGGGGTAAACTGGGGCAGAGCCACTTGAAAGAGGAAACCAACATGACTGATAAGGTGAAGGTAACGACACCTCGGAACCCAGTCGGCAGACCAACCAGCTACACCGAGGACATGCCGGAAAAACTCCTTGAATATTTCCGTGTCGACGTTGATGACTATATCCAGCACTCACACACGACAGCCGGGAAAAGCAACATTCGCATTAACCCGAAGCACATGCCGTCTATTCTCAACTTCTGCGAGAGCATCGGCATCACGACGACGACTTTTCACGACTGGCGTTCGAAGCATAAGGACTTTTCTGTCGCTTACACGCAGGCGCGCGAGCTTTACGAGCAGATGATTCTGAATATTGGCTTCGCCACGAACAGTACTTTCGCGACCTTCATGCTGAAAGCGAACTTCGGCTACCGCGACAACACTGAGATCGTCGTGACCGGTGACGCCAACAAGCCGGTGCGGTTGAAGATCGTCAGCGAGCGGCCGAAGGAGGAGAAGCCGCGGGAAGAGTCCGAAGCAGTCGACTGGGGTGACGACTAAATACTGCTTGGCATATATATGACTGAGCAGGAATATAGGGGCCGGGCAATCCTGCCCCTACTGCACAGGACATCAAAATGACTGAATCACTGAAATTCACCTCCCCGGCACCGGCACCAGTTAGCGGCGTTCTCGCTTGCGCAGACAGCAGCGGCAGCACTGAGAATAACGTCAGGCTCGCAAGGGTCATTGACATCGAGCTTTACGGGCGTGGCACCGAGCAGCGCGTTAAAGCAAGCCATCAAGAACGAACTTGATAAGCTGACCATGTAACCCATCAA